GCCATCGTGTCTGGTTGGAAGATTCCTGCCAACACTCTGAGCGCACATTACTGGAAACAGGTTTGCTGCTGGAGTTAGGTTTGGATGAGATCCAACAGATAGATGGGTGCGGGGTTGGAGTGAAAAGGGGGGTTGTTTGTATCATACTGTCGTACGTTGGATACGATGATGCATACAGGTTTAGGGCTTGTAACTGCAATTCATTGGAAGCGCTCTATCATAGAATGGTAGTGCCCGCGAAGCGGGCACTCGAAGATATTGAGCCTGAAAATGAAATGTGGGGAAAATTTTACAATCTTGTTCAGGAGATTGCAAAAGAGGTAGTACAAGTCCGTCCAATGACAATTAAGGAGTTTATTAAGACAGGAACAGGTCGACAAAAAGCGGTGTGGTCGCGTGCCGCACAGAAAGATCGGGTGTATGATAAGGAATGGATGGTATACGATGGTTTCGTAAAAGTTGAGAAGTACTCCTATTACGAGAAGCCGAATCGTGTGCCACGCCTTATCTTACCGCCCAGTGATTTCGCTAAAGTCGAAATGGGCCGTCATATTAAACCCCTTGATCGGGCTATGAAAGAAATTGTTCTTCCAGGTTGCGTTTATCCTTTTGTCGCAAAGGGTATGTCGTCGAGCGAGCTTGGGGAGCGTTTCTTTAAAATGCAGAGCGGCTTCCAGGATCCTGTGTTTATTTCCATTGACATGTCGAAGTGTGATTCGACTATTGGTGCCCGCTTGAAGAAAGGGGAAACAATGTATTATGTTAATGGGCAGGGAACACGGTGTTTTGAAAGATGCATGTTAGCCGGGCATGAAGAGAGCATGTATGTGAGAATAGCGGGGAAGAAAATCCGCGTTCCTCAAATGCGTGCCTCGGGAACAGCGCACACCGGGGGGGGTAATACCCTCGATGTTGCACTCGTGAGCAGGACCATCTTCACCGAGAAGATGGAAATCTACTCCAACGGGGATGATACCATCCTGATCGTGGAGCAAGTTGAACACGAAGCTGTTGTTGCTAGAATTGTGGGCGGATGCTATAGTGTGTTTGGCTTTTCGGTGAGAATTGAACAGGTGACAACGGAACTTGAAGATGTGTTCTGGTGTCAGTGTCATTTGACATTTGTTGCGGGTAAGTGGCAGTGGATCCGCGATTATAAGCGGGTTATGCAGACCATTCTCAGTAATGAGAACTACGGCCACAAAAATTGGTTGAGCTATCTAACCGGTATTGCTACCGGTGAGGGCGCGACGAATCCCGGGCAACCCATAATCTCACCACTGATCGAGGCAGTCAGGAAACTCGGTCATAAGGCTATGCGTACACCCAATTATAACCAAACAACCCGGAGGTGGGAGGCAGAAGGTTGCCCTCCACCTTCCGAACTAGTATTGACAGTGACGGATTCGATGCGGGCTTTGTTCTTCAAGAGACATGGGATCTCTCCTGATGAGCAGTTGCGTATTGAGTCCAAGTTGGTCACCGATGTAGCTAGTTTGCAGAAAGGGAGTCCAATAAGAACGAAATATTATTGGACTGATCGGGGACACCCGTTCGGCACGTGCATTTAGTGCACGTGTAAAGGAAGTAGATGTTTTGCGGTGTCACGCTACTCTCCACAAAAAGCCGCTTGGGTTCACTACTTACCGACCAAAACGTTGCCTTCGGGTGTAAATATTTACGTGCTAATCAAAATGCCGACAGACTGCACGGTCGGGACCTTCCAATAGTGGATGAACAGTCGCCTTTTATCATTAGGGGATCCAATACAAATGATAGTTAAAAGAAAGAATAATAAAAAGGCTGTGAAGAAAACTTCACAAAAACAAAGACAAGCTGAGCCGCAGCGGTCTTTGATTTCAAAATTTGCGGCAGCGGGTATTCGGGGCGTGGGGGCCGCGGGAGGATACATGTTAGGAAACGGGGCAGCTGGTTACAATTTTGGAGCCAATGTGTCTAAGTTCTTGGGTTTCGGTGATTATAAGATAAATAAGAATTCATTGGTTAGACCGGGAACCGCCGGGATTCCATACATGCATTCGTCCAATTTATCTACGGTCATTCGGCACCGAGAATATATTGCTGATGTCATTGGAAATGCTAGTAATGGCGTTTTTAAGACTACTTCGTTTCCGATTAATCCAGGGCTGCAAAGCTCATTTCCGTGGCTTAGTGCGGTTGCTCAACAGTATCAAGAGTATTCCTTTAAAGGGTTGGTTTTTGAATTTATCTCCACTTCTGGAGATGCAGTTTCATCCATAAATCCTGCTCTTGGGAGTGTTATGATGGCTACACAGTATCGAAGCACAGCAGTGCCTTTCGGTAGTAAACAAGCATTGTTGAACGAGTATTATTCAACAGATGCTAAAACCTCTGAATGTTTTATGCATGCTGTTGAGTGTGATCCAAAAGAAAACCCATTCCAAGTACAGTATGTTCGTAGCGAGGCTTTGGTTGGTGGGGAAGATGAGAAAATGTATGACTTAGGAACCTTCGTTGTTGCAACGCAAGGCCAACAAGATACATTACCCAACGTAGGTGAGTTGTGGTGTTCCTATGAGGTTGAACTTAAGAAACCCAAATTGGGACTCGCCTCTGGGCTTGCTTTCGCCCATTATACTGTTAATGGCGCTATTGCGCCAGCAACACCGCTAGGTACTAGTGTATCAAGTGCTGTCGACAATATTGGACTTGTATTCAATATTGCGGCACTCACGATTACGCTCCCGCAGGGTCTGTCAGGAAATTTCCTGATACAATTGGTTTATGGTTCGAATGTAACGGCCATCACTACGATGATTTTTACAATCGCATCACCTGGCACACAATTCAATATTTGTAGAGGTTCCAATACTGCTACACCTGCGTACACGGTCGGAACTGGAAGAACCATTTCTAATGTTTACTTCCAGATTCTACCTAGCACAATTCCAGTTGTATTGACCCTTAACGCACCAGCCACATTGACTGGTGCGACACAAGGTGATTTATATCTATATCAAATATCCTCTACCGCAAATTAGAATAGACACAACCTCCAACATGTTGACCACATGAAACCACTTAAAACCAGTGGTTGGTTTTGGGATTTTGTCACCGGCAGATGTGTCATTGGGACAATAAGGTTAACAAGATTCATATCAACAAAAATAGTATAAAAATAGTTAAAACATAAAAATATCTGAGTTATTCAGCGGGCTACTTTGGAAAGGTAGTTACAGTATACTTTTTCCACTTGACATAGTTTCTGTCCATTCTTAATCTGCCAAGTTATGAATGTATTTTGGAAGTGCCTCCCCTGGGTGCGTGGTGGTACGGCTTACACTATTCTTAAA